CGCAGACACTGTGCCGTCCATATTTTCATAATCGGCTTCCATAGGTGTAAATATGGATTTAACATAATTACAAACTTTTTCCGCAATTTCTCTCGGAGTCTTCCCTGGACAAAACCAATGGTCATTGCTCTCATTGTGCAAAACTTTATCTCTAAACGAAAGCGTGAAAGAGGAAAACTTAGCAATAAATCTCATGTCAGCAAACGATGAAATAATCCTTCCGGTTTTCATACAGGGCTCATTTTTAACAAAAGCCTCTATTAATTTGCGACATGTCATATCGATAGTTTCCCAAATTTGTTTCACAGCCAAGGTTTGAGATGGTTTGTTCAATTTTTCAGCAGTTTCTTCCATGGAATACGGTGCGCCGACACCATTTTCAGGTGTCACAAGTCTAACAAACTCTTGTGCAAAAGCTTGTGTTTTTGAACTTGGCGTTTTTGTATTATTCACAGCCGTAACTCTTCTCTCCAAAGAAATTGCTAAAGATTCCCATCGTTTTATCATCGGTACTACGTTTGAATCAGTTACTATAGGTGTTGCGTAAACTCTACTTTTTGTTTCGGGTTCATCAGCTTCACAGGCCAACGGCCAATGGACTTTTGCCTTGATAGGATTTCCTACCCTGGCGGGATCACTCTTAGGGGGTTCTTTACCAGCAAAATACTGGCCAACTAATGCCATAAATCCAGCTTCTTTATATCCCATGCCCAACATACGCGTCGTAACGGATTGTGCGGAACTTAATCCCATCAAGATGTCGTAATCTTCCTTATTCATAGAAAAACTAACGTCTTCACCTTGACGACCACAACTTATATTCAACTTATCCTTCACTTGACTTATTAATGCATTCCAACCAAGACGGAATTTATCAGCGTAACATACGCGCTTCAAACGTCTAGCATTTAAATCAGAGGGAATCCAGTTGAATCGAATACAACTATATGCTGGGATGGTCCATATCAAAACTCTATTTTGACAATCCTCCCAAGGTCTAGAGTATTGAACTTTTTGGTATACAACTTTCGAGAGACCAAACCACCGTAACC